CAACAAAAAGAAGCTGCTTTAAAATTAAGTGAAGAATATGAAAATGTTATATTTGGAGGATCGGGTGTTGATAAAGATTGGCCTAGAAAACATTTTATAGTAGGAGAAGGTGAGTATGCATTACTAGAATTTTTAAAAGGCAATTTAGATTATCCTGGTATTAATGGAACTCAAGCAAAACAAATTGATAGTATAGAAGATTTACCACCACCAGATTATTCAGATGTTATTCATAAACACAAGTATGGTAGAGCAGTTATATCAGGCAGTAGAGGTTGTGTTCGTAACTGTACCTTTTGTGATGTTGCAAGTATTTGGCCAATGTATAGATGGAAAACAGGTAAGAAAATTGCTGATGATTTACATATAGTTGCTGAACAAACAGGATTAGAAAAAATAGTTTTTTCTGATTCACTAGTAAATGGTTCTATGAAACACTTTAGAGATATGTGTTCAGAATTAGCTAGTAAGAAAAAGAAGATAAAATGGGAAGGTCAGTTTATTGTTAGAGGTGCTAAAACATTTTCTAAACAAGACTTTGATAATTTAGCAAATTCGGGTTGTGCTGGTTTAGATATGGGTATTGAATCAGGTAGTGAAGATGTAAGAAACCATATGAAAAAGAAGTTTACCAATGATGATATAGAATATTTTATCACTAATTTAGGTGATAGAAACATTAAGATGAAATTTTTACTTATAGTTGGTTACCCTACTGAAACCGAAAAAGACTTTGAGATGACAATAGAGATGTTGAAAAAGTATGGTAAATATTCTTATTTAATAAATGTTTCTCCTCATATGATGATGACTTATAAAAATACACCATTAGATTTAGAGCATAGAGAGTTATATGATGAGGATGGTTTTCATTGGAAAAATACTATATCTAATTATGATATAAGGTATAAGAGATTTATAAAAGTATTTGAAGTAGGCAAGGAAATGGGTTATAAGTTCAACAAACACGCATTGGAAAAAATAGAGAAATTTAGTGCTCAATACCAAAGTTAGTATTATAAATAGTAATATGAATTTAAAAATGGAGATAAACTATGGCTATAACAATTGATGGAAAGCAGTATGATGAGAAAACGCTTAGTCCTGAATTACAGAATTATCTAGCAGTAAGACAAGAGATACAAGTAAGCAAGACTAGACATACTATTGAAATTGAGAAAATAGATGTTTTAACTAAATTTTATAACGAGAAGATTATAGAGTTGATTAAAAAAGAAGTACCAGAAACAAACAAAATTACAGATAAAAAATAGATGGCCGCAATAGCTAATTTAACTATAGACCAAGGGGCAACTTTCAGTTCAGACGTAACTGTAAAAGACGCTCAAGACAATGCTTATAACCTTACAGGTCATACGGCTGTTGCTAAGCTATCCAAAGGCTTTGCGTCCACTAGAACAAGAACAAATATGACTACTTCAATAGCGACAGACGCTACCACAGGAGTAGTTACTCTCTCTTTATCAGCAACTGAAACAGCTGCTTTAGATGCTGAGAGATATGTGTATGACCTTGAAATTACATCTGGAGCTACTGTTACTAGAGTTATTGAAGGAATAATTACAGTCCGACCACAAGTAACGTTATAATCAAACTCATTTTTGTTATAAATATATAAATAAAGGGAGAGAAGTAATGCCTGATATTACAGCAAAAATTAACGTAGATACACAATCTGGTCCGCAAAAAGTTTCAGTAACCATACCATCAACTGTAGCTGTACAAAATTCAGAATTAAGATTATCCCTCCTTGGTGATGTTGATACAACAAATTTAGATGATGGCGCAATGATTCAATATAGGTCAAGTGATGGTAAATTTGTAACTAGAACGGAAGTAGTTACTACAACTGGAACACTATTATTTAATTGTGGGAGTTTTTAAATAGCATATGGCAACAGTAATACAGATAAAACGGTCATCAAGTACTTCAGCACCAGCAACATTAAAATTAGGTGAATTAGCTTTAACTTATGGAACAGGAACCCAAGGTAATCTAGGAGATAGATTATTCATTGGTGAAGGTGGTGTAGATGGTAATGGTGACGCAAATAATATAACAGTTATCGGCGGACAATATTTTGCCGATATGTTGGATCACGTTCCTGGAATATTAACAGCAAGTGGAGCATTAATTGCTGATTCAAATAAAGCAATAGATGAATTAATTTTAGGTAGTGATACTTCAGTAGGCGGAACAATAAAATTTAATGAAGGCTCAAATAATGGTGCAGGACATATTGGACTTAAAGCACCAAATAGTGTAACTTCTACAACTACATTTACATTACCTGATGGTGATGGTTCTGCTGGTGAGTTTATAAAAACTGACGGTTCTGGTAATTTAGCATTTGCAGTTGTTGACCAAGCTTTAGATTTAGCAGGTGATACTGGAACAGATACTTATAATACAAGTGAAACATTAACTTTCGCTGGTGGTCCTGGTATGGAAGCAATAGTTACTGATAATACGGTAACTGTAAATGCAACAGCATTAACAGATTCAAATTTATCTGGTAGTGCAGGTATAGCAAATGATAAATTAGCAAATCCTACTACAACATTAGGATCATCTACTTTAACTTTAGGTCAAACAGAAACAGATTTAGCAGGATTAACTTCTTTAGTAATTGATGACATTACAATTGACGGTCAATCATTTACAACTACATCCGCAAATAAAAATATTAATATTTCACCACACGGAACAGGTTCAATAATTGTTCCTAGTGGATATGAAGATAGAGCAGGATTTCAAACTCAATCACTTGCAAATAAAGCATATGTTGACCAAGTTGCTCAAGGTTTAGATACTAAACCATCTTGTAGATTGGCGACAACTGCTGATTTATCAGCAACTTATAATAATGGAACATTAGGTGTTGGTGCAACTTTAACAGCAACTTCAGGTGGTGCATTATCAATTGATAGTGTAACGCCAAATGTTGCAGATAGAATTTTAGTTAAAGACCAAACAGACGCAAGTGAAAATGGAATTTATGTAGTTACAACTGTAGGTGCTTCTGAAACTGCTTTTGTATTAACAAGAGCAACTCCAGAAGACCAACCATCTGAATTAACTGGTGGTGCATTCGTATTTGTAGAAGAAGGTACTATTGGTTCTAATAATGGATACACATTTACACATACAGGCTCTCCAACATTTGGAACAACTGATTTAGATGTAGCACAATTTTCTGGTGCAGGTCAAATTACTGCAGGTGCTGCTTTATCAAAAGCTGGTAATACAATAGATGTAGAAGTTGACGGTGCTTCAGTTGAAGTTTCAGGTGACGCATTAAGAGTTAAGGCATTAGGTGTAACAAGTGCTATGTTAGCAGGTTCAATTGCAAGTGATAAACTTGCTGATCCTTTATATTTTGCAGACGAATCTTCAACACAAGGATCCGTAAGAGTTGGTGGTGTTTTAGAATTTTTAGCAGGTGAAGGAATTAATACTGTTGCTACTGGCAATAAATTACAAATTGTTGGTGAATTAGCAAGTACATCAAACATAGGAGTTGCGTCTTTTTCTGCTGATAATTTTACAATAACATCTGGTGATGTTGAAGTTACTACAGTAGATGGTGGAACTTTTTAATGTTTAAATGGATTAGTAAATCTTGGAATAAGTTTTTAGATTCATTTATAGTAGAAGAGAAGAAAATAAAAACAATTGCTGTTAGAGATTTAAAAGACAAAACTAAAAAAGAATTAGAAAAAATTGGAAGAAAAATAGGAATAGAATTAGATAGAAGATTTACAAAGACAAAATTAATTAATAAAATTAAATTTAAGGCTAAATTAAATAGAAGAAAATAATGACAACACGAATTAAACCATTACGTACAGAAGTAGCAACACGTATTCCAACACTAGGTGTTATAGAAGTTGGAGAATTAGCTATGAACATACACGATGGTAAATTTTATTCAAAAACAAGTGTAGGTAATATTAAAGAAATTGGTGGTGTAGGTGGAATAACATTACAAGAAGTTACAAATAATGCTGCTATAACTGATAAAGATA